ACGAACAAAGAAGACGGGGTACAATAAGATATACTTGCTTATTTTAATTTTAGTTATATGCTTCCTATTGGCTATGTATATGGTGTTTAAAGGTGCAGTAAACTATAATCTAGTATCTAAATGTAAAGATATTCCAGTGGAAAAGTTTTGTGGTTTGAAAATAATCAACTTAGCTGTTCCTGATGATTTGAGACGTGAAATTATGAATGAAGTATCCAGTGGACAAGGAACGCGTATTGTAATACCCGGATGGAAGGCGGGAAGAACGATAAGCACAGCAACCATTCAAAAAAATATACCAAAAGTATATGACTGGTATAAAAGTATAGCGGGGTATATTACCAGTATTATAGGCGAAAGGGTATATGTGACACCCGATAGATTCCCCACAACATGTGCGATATTGATTTATGAAGAGGATGGCGATTTTATCAATTGGCATTATGACGTGAATTATTTTGACGGGCGATTTTTCACCCTAATTGTTCCGGTTACTATAACGAATACTTGCACAGAGTACGTGTATTATGATAAAGATGGAAATAAAAAGGGTATTCAGGAAGAACGTGGTAAAGCAATTTTATTTGAAGGGGATAAGGTCTTCCATATGGCGAGTGCGTTTTGTAATAAAGGTGAAAAGCGTGTGATGATTTCTGTCCAGTTTTCTACGAACCCGAATATAAACTGGTTTAATAATATTTTAATGCGGATAAAGGATATTGCGTATATCGGATACTAGATGCGCGATTGTCAGAATCTGGTCTAAAATCTGGCCACTATCTATTCTATAGACGATGGTCATATCTAACGAGGCCTTGACAACTCTTCCGCATTACCTGGCGATGATTCCTTGGCGTAATAGTCAAGATACAAGATACCCCTATATGGTGTTTGTATGTACGTCCCTATCGTTTGCGTGGCATTTTCACGGAGAGCCGAAGTGGACTATGCTTTTTTTTGCGGATCATTTGGGCGCGGTCATGTGGTTTATTTACGATCTCCATTTGGCTGCTGGGCTAATCGAAAATAAACGCGAGTTTATTATTGCGTTCAATACGGCGACCTTTCTTCTATATGTACTTTCTGTTGTGCTCGGGGAGCACCATGCGGTCTGGCATATTTTTTCGGCTCTAAAGTGTATTTTAGTGTCTGTGGTCGCCACACAGGATTAATAGGCGAACATCATGCCTCCGCGGCCTGCGTACACACGGAAGATATTGTAGGTCTCTGCCCAGGTCCAGACAATGTAGCGAGGGACATTAGTTTTGGCTGAACTTCCTGCGAGCGGTTTGAACTCAAGGTCAAGAGATATACTTGTGACCTTGTCGAGATTTGCTTCACCGCAGGGATACGAGGGGTCTAAATTACCGTGATTCAGTCCGAAATGGAGTGAATACATGTAGCGATTGATATAGGGGGACTTTTTCATTTCGGTTGAGGGAATAAGAGAGCGAAAAACAGAGGGACTGAGAATGGAATAACGTACGAGACTCCCTTCATACATGAGTTGAATAGTTTTGAGTGGCTCGGAATTGCGGAATACGAATCCGGGCTGAAGAAGCGCCGGCGATTTCATATTGATTGGATTTGCATCGGGCCACCAGAGTTGGCCTGGAGTCGTGGCGCCCGATAGATCCCGTGTGGCGAGGAAGGGCGCATTGAACGAGGGGGCTTCGTAGCGATTTGCATAAAAGAAGATGTTTCTGGTAGGGTTCGGTATTTTCAGGTCAATTGATGCCATTGGAGCAGCGGAAGTATCATACGGCTCAAATGCGTAGTGTTGTGTGATGGGAACTTCTATATCCGATATGCGGAATCTGTTGGCTTCGGGGCCATCCAAGTATATATATTCTGCGATGATATAGGTGTCCTTGAGAAGAAGGGGGCTCGGCATGGTCGTATTCGGAATGCGTCTTGCATTCACGGCGACGGCAGGATTGCCTGTAGCGCCTGCTGTCGCGGGAAGGCCGTATACTGGCGAGCCGGCTGGATCGGCTACATAGAATGCGCCACCCTCTATAGGGAAATAACGGGAGCCGGCGAGTGTCGTTGGATTTGGTGAAAGGGCCGTACTGACAACGAGGTTTGCAACTGGATTAAATGTAATAGTGAGTTTTACGGGGTCAACTGCGAGAGCATCTATGGGTAGGGCTATACCAGAGTCTCCGCGAGAGAACCAGAAGGGCAGAGGGGTATAAGTTACGACGGGGGCGGCGGATGCAGTAGAAAATTCGGGGAAATTCGTGATGTTTCGCCGGATAAGGCTGTTCATCAGCGGGATCTTTTCTAGAGGTGTGTAGAACTCGTCGAGCATTTCTAGAAGTCGCCCGTCAATCTGCTCTACGCGGACACCTCCAATATCAATGGTGGCCGTATTCACGATGGCGTGGCCAAGTGAATTCGTCCACGTCCAGGCCGGTCCAAGAAAACCCGTTGTTTCTGCGGCTGTGCGCTGGGCCGTGAAAATATCCGGATAGGTACATACAAGAAACATACGGGAAATGAGATGACCCTTTCTAGGGAGTGTAATGACGGCTTTATTTCCAAATGTGGGATTTGTATCAAAGTCTAGACGAACCCATTGTGTCGTAAAACGACCTGCCTTAATTATGACAGTTGTGAATAGAGCCACGTTGGGCTGCGCTTTCATAGAAAGAAGTCGCGAGTCTTGTATTCCGCTATGCAAGACTCGCAAGAGTGCTGCGACCATACTATTTAGATGGTACTTTGTTTATTTAGATGGCGATTGTAACGTCTAACGGTACTAGACCTTACATCCGTCGCCTAAAATATTCTCGATATACTATGTAGGAGGTATGCGAGTAAAAACGTGGTATCCGTTTCCTGAGACATTTAATAAGGACCTGTGCGTTCTCCCAACCGACGGTGAATCTCAATACGAGGCATTCCAGTCTATTTTTGCGAAAATTATGTCAGCCACATTTGGGTCTGAAAAAAAGGTTACAACCAATGTAACTCCATATGAAATGTTGTGCGAAAAATTTGGTATTGAATTAATTTTCTCAAATACTACTCCTGATGTAGTAGGGCCAGAAAAACGTATTATATGGTATGCTCCGGGAAAAGTTACGCACTACATTGCGAATGTGAACGGAAAAGAAATGAATCCGTATGACAAACTACAAGCTGTAAATACGCAAGGCTTCTGTCAGATGTTCGCGTTTTTTCTCGCAAAAGGGGATACGGTTGGATTTAAGAATGTGGAGCAGTCTAAAATGATAAGTCTTGAGAATTTCAATATTCTCGTACATAATACACAAACATGTCTTAAAAAGAGCTTTACTTACATAGAGGATGACCCTAAAATATTAGAGCGGTTTGGGGAGTTTTTTCAAAAGATTAAGAAAGCTAGCCGTGAAGAACTAGGAATAAAAAAAGGGATAACCTTTGAGGAATACATAAGGGATTTCAAAAAAATAAATGAATCGGAAATTTGTGTAAAAGCCTATATTTATGACAATCCTTTACGTGGCTATAGTGACGGTAAGCCGAGACTTCCCCTATGGTTTTTGCCAGAATACAAAGCACCAAATTACAGTGAACAGCCATATTCCTATGATTATCCTAAAGCCGCTCCTAGAGCAAGTCGTAGCAGATCTCGTAGCAGATCTCGTAGAGCAGTTTTTAGTGAAAATCATAGAGCTCCTGGCGCAAGTCGTAGGAGATAAACTAGGCGTGATTCGCCCAGAAACTATTACCGTGATGTAGGCATCTAGGCTAAGTTAGGCACATTCCGTTAATCCTCAAACAGCGGGTTCGCAAGACCATTCGCGAAGCGGAGCCAGTTGATTTCCATACAGAACACCCTGATTTCCCAGTCCTGTTGGGTCAAGACGCCACCTGGATTTTTGATTTCCATTGTGAGTCGCATAGAATTCGTACGAGAAGCATTGATAGAGCCTGTAGGTTGGTGTGTCCCAGGATTTTCCGCAAAGGAAAGGCCGTATACGTAGGCTGAATAGGCCGCATAGCCGCCCCTATGTTTGGAGGCTATATGTTGTCGGAAATACTGTTCGTCAGCCTCTATCATCGTAATTCCGTTCACCTGGAGTTTTGCCGCGACGAGCATGGGTTGCGTGAAAAAGGCTTCTGTGGGTGTTAAAGGCCACTCGGACTCCACACGACTCGTATAGTTTGTCCATTCATTGTTTAACCCAGTCGCCTTACGCCGAATAATCCATATTATTTCCTCTAGAGGATGATTCGCCTCTAGGGGTAATTGTATTGTCACAGTGTCCGCCGCCGTATTCTTGGACACCTGATATTTCGTGGGCTCATCAAACGTAAAGGTCTGTAGTTCCCTGTGTAACATCTCAAACGGTTTGCGGAGCAAATGTTGGCGGTATTCACCGTCAAGAAGAGCCCCGTGTGTGACAAGAGCAACGGACTCTAGTAGAGGTATGGTGGCCGAGGTGGTGCGCACTCTGTCAGAAAACTGGATGCGCCGATTCAAGGGGACTTCGTCGCATGACGCCCGAGCCCCCGAAACTCTACGGACAAGCTCGGAAAAGGGGCGGAGCGTGACGAAAATACGGACGGCCCCTTCTTTGGCCCCAATGAGCGGTAGGGCCTCCTGGTATTTCACACGACCAAAGAAAAAGGGAAGAGGGCAATGTACGTATCCATCCTCTGTGGGAAAATTCCGTACACTGCCGGCAGTTGCAAAGTTTCGTAGCGTCTGTATGGGGATCTTCGCAAGATGGTCGTATGCAATTCCGAATTGCGTATTGTAGTCTGTAAACAAGGTGGCGAACGTAAAGATGAAGTCGCCGTCAATGGTTTCCAGGGTCTTTCCGTCTATTTCAAGCTCTGCAGAAGCGATACAGGCGGAGCCGAGTGAATTTGCGTATTCCCATGCATCGGCTTGAGGGTTCGTATAAGTAATTCGACCTGCCTCAAGCTCATAAAGCGTATTGGAGTCGAGCCAGTGTCCGAGTTTGATTTGTAGGGCTGCTCCAAAGAGGAGGTCACCTATACGAAGAGAGCCGAGATCGAAACAGAAGCGTTGACCGAATTCGGCGGGGCCACGGAATAGAGTGGTTTGCACGTGAGGAATAAAACTGACAGTTTTGCGGTTGCGATCTTTAGAAAACCACGATCTGTTTGTGGTGAGCGGGAAGAGGTAATTCTCTTGGGGGTCACGATCCGTGAGGTCCAAGAGTGTTGTAATTCCACCTACGGGGTTCATACTATGTTATGAAAGTATTCTTTTAGTGGCGTTAACATCTAAGTAGTTGGCGGTAGTCAGCATCACAATATTTTTAACCTATGATTAGATGAAGGTAAAAACAACTAGAAAAATGCGAATATGAATATTGCAGGTATAAAATATAATAATATAATTAACTCACCTTTCTCTATAGCGCAACATTGTACATTTATAGTGCATAATAATGTTATGAAAGATATATTTAAAACATTGGTTTCGCCTCCAAAAAATAAGCGGGGTTCACGTTCCTATGAGAGGGTGTTCGGTATATATTTCATCAAGAAAAATATAGTAACACATGATTTGCAAGAGTATTTTTCAAAAACTTCTGTAGGGAGAACATGAATGGCAACAGAGAGTATCTTCAGTTGCTAAATGCAACGAACCCTCTATTATCCTCTATCTTATAGACCACCCACGAATTTACAATGAGGTTGAGTTCCACCGTTTTTGTATCGAACACAGACGCAATATTTGGATATCGCAGAAAGATGCTGAAGGCCGGTTTTTCGGCGGTCGAGAAATTTATAGAGCCTTCAGGGACAGCTACGTGAGGCGTATCCCGTCCAATTCCTGGGCCGAGATCCCAATTCATTTCTCCTAGTCCGAAGCCAGGGTCGCGTTCTTCTTTTGCAAACGGCACGAGGGTGTTCCACAGGATGGGTCCAGCAGCAGCCTCTCGGTCACGACCAGCAATCAAAAAGGTCGCAGAGCCGTAATATGGATTTCTATAATCAGATGTGGCCCAGCGCCGATTCCTATATAGGTTGTCCCAGGTACGTATGTACCAGAACATGCGACTAGCAGGGTGTTCCGCGTCAATATTCTTGACGACTTGTATGGCAAAAGCGCCCGAGAACGTATAGGTGTTTTCGTAGAGGAGGGAATAGGGTATCTCGTGCTTCTGTGTCTCATATTCCTCACGGGACTCTGCGTCCATATAGACGTGCCGAGTCTCCAGAGTCAGGATGGGTTTTCCTATCAGTTCTCTCGGAAGTGGAGCGAACGTTGTGGTCGGTCCACCTGTCCTGTCTACAATTTGGAAGGCCGATTCGCTCCAAGGCGCAGGATGGACGACCGAATCGTCGGAGCATTCCACACATTCTTCTAGACTTCGGAGTGTGAGTTTTAGGCGAAATTTTTGTTGTTTCATTGCACATGTGGGGAGGCCACGTGAATTTCCAGGAATCGGAATTTTTAGGCGGAGTCGTCCAGGTGTTGCTTGGCGGGAGAGATCCCTTGTATCAGAATCAAAGCCTAGTTGGCCTGAGAGGGCCTGTGTGAGCCAGGCTGAATTTAGAGAGCCATGTGACAATTCACTTGCCCATAGAGAGTCGCCAGAGGTTTCGTAAAGGAGCACCTTATCCTGAAAAATCTGGATATTGGAAAAAAGGAAGTATGCAATTCCGCGTGTATAACCGTATGTTCGACTCGTGTTCGGCGTATTTATATAGTAATTCCATTCGCCGTTTTTGGCTGCAACGTCCGGAGGAAGCCAGGTAGGTAGGTCTATAAGTATGGTGGATTCCAGGAACAATTCACCGGCGACCTCGAACTCGAATTCACAGGAGCGACCAAAGTCAGTGGAATTCAGTGGAACGTTGCGGCGCAATTCATTTAAGAATGCAGGGCGGCGTTCATAGCGTGTTTCAAAGGGGTTGACTGCGTCTTGAAGCGTTTTACTAAAAAAATAGGTGTCTTTATTGCCTCGCGCAATTGACTCATATAGAGAACCCTCCATAAGCGCTCCGGAACGTTCGGACGCCATCCTATTCAGACGGGCGACTTACTTGAAACGCCGAGTAGCGCGAAGAGGTTGAACAAGTGACCACACAGGCGCTTTTTTTACGCCCTGAGTGTAGGTCGTGATGGAGTTCACCTTGAGGCGGTAGAGCAAACGGTTGATCTCTTGTTTAGTGATAGAGGGATAGGTGTTTTTTAGCTCTAAGAACAGTTCCCTTGCTGTCTTATTTCCTTGAAGTAAGACATGGCGAATGGCTTGAATCAGCTTCTCTCTCTCCAAAATTATATTGGGCTCAACCTGAGCCGTGTAGTAATTCTCTGTGTTCTCTAGGGCAGACGTAGTTTCCTTGGAAAAGAGCAGTGAGCAGAGGTAAAAGAGAATAAGAGGAAAACTAGCTGTAGCAGCCATGAAGAGATATATTTCGGCCACGTGGATAAGGATTTCGTATGTGTAACGCATTTGCATAATGTATTGGGGGCATTCAAGATGCGGCGAAAGAATAATTGCAGTGGAGTAGGGTGCGTTGTACTCAATGTCAGAAATAGTTGGCATTTGAATTTGAGAGAGGATGAAATCTCTCATCCTGGTGACCACGTTCAATTTTTCGAGTCGCAAAAAATGTACCCACCCTTTTATATTAGACCAACGAACATTTCAAACCGGCACTTTACCCAGGTAGATAGTATGTAGAAATCCACTTCCCATCCACCTCGCATTCGCACTCTTTCCAGGCATTCACATTTGAAACCCGATCTGGTCTTTCTGATTCAAAGTGAGATACAGCAAACTTGTTGAGGGTTAGTGTCTTTCCATCATATATGATTCCATTCTTTGAAGAATCATATTTGCCAATCCAAGTTTTGTTAATACCGATTGTATGGCGAATGCGTTGTCCGTTTGTAAAGCACTTAGCCATATCACGACATCCTTTTGCACCAGTCGCCTTGACTCGTGGTGCTGACTCTGAAGAAGATTCCTCTTCCTCTTCCTCTTCCTCTTCCTCTTCCTCTTCCTCTACACGAGTTTCAGACCACATTTCGCCATCCATCAGGTCAAAGAACTTGCGAACTTCTTCAGGCGAAACACGAAAGAATTCTCGGCGAGGATGGATGCGGTCAGTATATTGCTCCAGAAGAGTATGGAGCGTCTTTTCCTTTTGGGAAGGATTAGATACCTTCTTAGCGAACTCAATCTTATACGGCGTAGGGGGTCTCCAAGTATCAGATGCATTTGCCTCACTCAATCTTGCTTCAGGCGTTCTCTCCGTCATACCGACTTTGAGAATGGCTGGCATTGATGGGTTTGAGAAGCAGTAGATATATCCGTCAGTCATTTTGGATACTCAGTTTTGTTAGTGCTTAGTGATTCGTTTTTACTGGATTCAATTTTTTTTGTCATCAAGTGCCGCTTTGAAATGTTCGTTGGTCTAAGTGCTGTTTTAAAATGTTGCTCTAATAATGGTTCGGTATTTACGGGGCTACGATGCAGATTTCAATGGGATTCTTGTCCTGTGGACGCCAGAAGCCCATGCGGCGCTCGCACACCATACTCTTCGTTTGGGCGAAGAGGCGCACGAAGATGTAGCCTACACCGCCGAGGGCAAAACCAATGAACGTGGGCGCGAGAACTTCGGGGAATGGCGGGAGCATTGAGGGGGAGAGTCGCCCTATCGCGGTGCACTTCAATTTTTATAAATCGCAAAAAAAGGGGTGCTGTTTTTTAGTTCTTTTGCACATTCCCCCCTTTTCTTTTGCTTTTTATGTACGCGCAGCTTTTGCCATTGAAATAAGTTCATCGGCGCCCGGCCCCGAGTAGCCCGTTGTGCGGCTCACGGCCACGGCCTTCTGGGTCTGCTCCAGCCCAGCCGCCTCCGCGAGGTAGGAGTCATTCCTGTTCCCGAGAGATTGGTTGAGCGAGCTGGATGCGACGAAATAGTTGTCAATGTGGTTGGCGCCGCCGTTGCTCTCGGCGATGATGTGACAGACGTGTTGGTCGGCATTGAGGGGCAATCCGGCGCGCTCCCTGAGCTTGCGGAACTGGGTCTTGCTCATGAAATCCTGTGCGCGTATCTGAGTTTGTGGGACGGGCGGGCCAAGATCAAAGGGTACAGACAGACTTTCGGGATTCAAGCGCAGAACTGTTGGTAGTAACTTCGCTTTGAAGGGGGCGCGCGGCGCCTTGGTGGCGAGCTGCTTGCGTGCCGCAGATACAACTGCTGGAGAAGGGGGCGGAGTCGGTGGACGAGGCCCATAGCCCATCTGCGCACCGAGCTCCCGCATCTTTGCGAAACCAGCTCCGCGATGCCATTCTGAGGGCGGCGCAAAGTCGTTTGTACTGTGAAACATGTTGGGGCGGGTCTTTGCGCCTCCTTTGCGGCTTTGCCGTTCAATTTTTTTATTTAGTATGAACTAAAAAAGAAAAGGCAAAGGGGGAAGAGGGGGGTTGGGGCGGCAAAGGGGCGGCAAAGGGTGGCAAAGGGGCGGCAAAGGGTGGCAAAGGGGCGGCAAAGGGGGCGCATGCGGCTCCCCCTGTTTTGATTTGGGCCAAAGTTTCATTCAATTTTTGTTTAAAATACGAATAAATTTCCATTACGCCTATGAAGGCCTTTGACCCCTTTGATAGGTTTAAAGCAAAATTTATTTTTGCACTCGTACTAAAAAAAAAAATTGAACGCTAAACCCCCCCAAAAAACACAGCCCCCTCAAATCTTTCAAATGTCCGCATCTCCTGTGTCCAACATTAACCCCGCTGAGATTCTCGCATCGATTGCGAAGCTGGAAACCGACTTGGCGAAGATGAAGATTGCCTGCGGTGCCGCAGGTGTCACTCTTCCCGTCGCAAAGAAAGCAAAGAACTCTGTCACCGGTGAAAAGCGGGCACCGAACGCGTGGATTGTCTTTACCCAAATGGTGGACGCCGCGCTGAAGGCAGCCTCCATCTCCACCGGCGCGGCGACGGTCTCAAAGCAGTTTGCGTCATCGCTGAAAGACATCAAACCCTACCCCGAGTGGACAGACTCCACGATTGTGGCAGCCTGGCATACTTGGGAGAAGCCTGAGCAGTCCAAGAAGGCATCGGCTTCGGACTCGGAGGAGGCCCCCAAGAAGGAGCGCAAGAAGCGCGGGCCCATGACCGAAGAGCAGAAGGCCGCCGCAAAGGCGAAGCGCGATGCTAAGAAGGGCGGCGGCGGCGGCACGTCTGCAAGCGAGTCTGATTCTGATGCTCCCCCACCACCGGTCGTCGCTCCTCACCCTCCTGCCGCTGCGCCTGCGCTGGTCTTCAACAAGAAGACCGCAGCCAAGCCCAGCCCCTTTAGCCTTGAGCAGCTCTCTAACTTTGAGCCCAAGGACATTGAGGGTGCCGAGCACGGTGTCAACTGTCGCGGCGATGTGGTTGACTCTGACGGCAACTATATCGGCAAGTGGAACTCCAAGACGAAGGTGCTCCAACGCGGCGGCGTAGTGCCGGCAGACTGGGCCGCAATTCTGAATGCCATGACTATTCCTGCGCCAAAGGACTAAAAGGGGCAAGTAAAATCAATAAAACACAAAGAAAAAATGTCAAAGCAAAGCAACAAAAACAAAAAGACATTTTTTTTGATAGGGCGGAAAAATTGAATGAAACGGCCACCCTCTTTATTAGAATGGATCCTGCAGACCTCGTTTTGTTCAACGCAGCCGTCGGCGGCCGTGAGGCCAATGATGCGAACAACAAGAAGAGAGAGAACATGATCATCGCGATTCTCAATACTGACCTGTGTGTAGCCGGAGTAGAATGGGATGGTCTGAGGGGGCACCTGAACACGTGGGTCGCAGCCAGGAAGGCGGAACTCGGCCTTCCCCCCATCACCCCACACAGTGTCATTCGGCGCGCCGGCAGGCGCTATAACTGGGACTTTGACCTCCGGCTGGGTGAGCATATACTTAAATGCGAGTTCAAGTTTGGGGCTACATCAGTCAACTCGCTACCCGAGTTCTTCAATCCGTCCGCCAAGTACGACTTCCACGGTGGCGAGTCTTACGCTCGCTTCTTCTTTGCGAATTACCTGCCTCGCGTCTGCGAACTCTACGCAGTGCCTCTTATGATGAGCGAGGACGAATACTGGCGCAAGGTACACGGCACCTCAAAGACGCCGGCCCTCTTTCAGGCACTCTACGACGCGGAGAAGAACGGGACAGCCGAGTATAAGGCCCAGAAAAAGGCCATCGTGGACGATAGCATCGCAGCCTGGCTGGAGAGGGTGAAGGAGAAGACCAACATTGCCGCCATCACTGCGGCCTTCCAGACGTCTCAGGTGGGGAAGCAGTTCATGCTCTGTAGCGAGGGCCAGTTCTGCTCGGACAAGATTGACCCCGAGGAACTGGTCGTCACGGGCGTCATCGGAGTCCGTCTGGGGAAGTACCTCGTGCTCAAGTCGGCCAAGCCTGGTACCACCCATGAGATGCTGTTGCGCTGGAAAAATCACGCGGGCATACTCTATCCCGCGTGGCAAATCAGCCTTCGGCGCGCCTAGATGTGGCGCACCTGGAGGGGCTTTCCGTGCCGCTTCGGGAAGACGATGATGAGGCCACTCGGAATACGCGTCTCGCTCATGTAGCGCCGGCACTGGGCTTCCGTGTCCGAAAGGAGCACATCTCCGCTCCCCAGGGCGGCCTTGAGTTCAATGACCAGCCTCTTTTCCACAATGAGGTCGGCGCGCACGGTGCCCACGTAGAAGCCCTCGTAGGAAATGGGCAGGTCCCGCTCGCTTTCGTACTGTAGGCGCGCAATCTGCATGGCCGCCTTGAGTGCGTTATGGTAGACGGACTCGGTATGGCCCGCTCCCAACTTGAGCAACACGTCATTTGCGAGGCGCTCGCACTGCGTCTCGAGGTCAGAGGACTCTGCGAAAGAGAACTCGTCATCCTCTTCCTCTACGATTCTCTTTACGGTCGCGAGGGGGTTCACCGTCGTCATTTCGGAGGAGGGCTTGCGCAACTGGAACTTCCTGCTTGCGGTTAACATGGTGGGGGGGATACAGGCGACCCTCTCCATTCAATTTTAAAAAAATTGAAAGAACCACATGCCGTTAGCTTTTCACACTTACCTATAGGATGAACCATATAGGGTTTTGGTTCTGTGTATTTATACATTGGACACTTCTTGGATTCACCATGTTTTATGTGTTCTTTCGTACATCTAAAACGTACGACACAATCTATTTTATTACCATATGCTCCATCATAGTATCATGGTTCTTTTCGGGTGGTGAATGTCTTATTTCATATTTGGAAAAACTGTGCTTGGATCATTCATACGAATACGAATCTGATTCAAGACTCCCATTCATGGAACATGTCTTTCCAGCTATGACTCATCGTATCGTATTTCCAACGATAACACTATTTACACTTTATAACCTCTTTATCATGATGAATCTATACAAGGTGCCTATTCCTATCATGATTACTATTATGCTATCATATATACAGCCAGTTTTACCCTCTATATTTAAATTTGTATTACCGCCAAGTACTTAACTTTAGTACTAGACGTTACTAGACGTTACCAAAATAGGGTGCTTCTGTGCTAAAAAAATGGAAGAAACGATATGCGCGCCTCTATTGAATGCGCGCCGCCCGTATTGGCGCCTCGCGTATTGGCGGGAAGCCATTCTGTATGCCGAAGTTCGTGACATCAATGTTCCCATTGAGTCGCTGCATCTCGCAAAGAGTGAACCACCCCCCCTCGCCAATCTCGTTATTATCAATGATGTTTAGAGGAATCTCCTCCGATACACAACAACGAAAGTACTCCGAGTTGTTACCGTCACGATTACGCGAGAGTTTTATGGTAGAGTATCCAAGCGTCTCTTTGGAAAGTTTAATTCCAGTTTCCTCGTGAAGTTCTCTTAGCGCACACTCTATAGCCTGCTCTCCTCCCTTCATATGCCCTTTTGGAAATGACCATTTTCTACCGATTCTACCGCACACGAGAAGAAACTTGTTTTCGGCTGTAGAGCATATTACACCGAATACTTTTTGTGTGCGCGGCCTATAATGTCTAAATGATGCGGGGAAGACGCGGCGCTCTGAATACATCTCTCAACAGGGATATTATGCCTACTGGCTAGGTTCGCCTCAAATTTATTTTAACATAGTGATTCATCAGTTGACACGAAAAAAATTGAAGATTTATGGCGTCTCTAGTAAATACT